AAAAAGAAATAAAGACCATAAAGAAATCTACCGACCGCATTGAATCTCACATAAAGAGAACCGACGAAAGAATAACTCTTGAAGTTCTACACATTGTCGAGAACGAAAAAGAGCTTTTAAGCCGCATTGAGCTGACTGAAAGCTCCATTACTGCCGAGGTAAGCCGCGCGACAGCCGAGGAAGGCAAGCTGTCAAGCCGTATCACGCAGAACGCCGAATCCATATCCGCAGAAATCCCCCGGGCGACAGGTGCCGAAGCTGACCTTTCAAGCAAGATTGAACTTACTGCCGAATCCTTGACGTCAACGATAACGGCGGAAAAGACCCGAGCCGAAAAGGCGGAAAGCTCGTTGTCAAGTGATATAAGCGGAGAAGTTGACCGCGCGAAGGGTGCGGAGGAAGCACTCGGAAGCAGGATTACTACAACGGAATCCACGCTTAAATCCGAGATAAAGCAGACTGCCGAGAGTATCACTTCGACCGTTGAAGCTAAGATTACCGAAACTTCCGATGCCTTGACCGGCTTAATCGATGATGAGACGGAGCGGGCAGACAAGGTGGAAAAAGAACTGTCAAGCCGCATTACTCAGACAGCCGAATCCATAACGTCCGAAATAACTGCAAAAATCACCACCGAAACGGAGCGGGCGGAGGCGGTGGAAGAAAGCCTTTCAAGCCACATCACGCAGAATGCCGAATCAATCTCCGCAGAAATCACCCGGGCGACCGGCGCCGAAGCTGACCTTACAAGCAAAATCGAGCTTACAGCCGAAAGCTTGTCTACAGCCTTTACTGCCAAAGTCACAGAGGAAACCGACCGCGCCACGAAAGCGGAAAAGGAGCTATCAAGCACAATCACTCAGACCCCTGAGAGTCTTACTTCTGCCTTTACGGCAAAGATTACAGAGGAAACGGATCGAGCTGGAACAGCTGAAGAAACGCTCTCCAGCCGCATTACTCAGAATGCCTAATCTATCTCTTCCTAAATCACAAGAGCGACAAGCGCTGAAGCGGAACTGTCCTCGAATATAACACAGACAGTAAATAAAATACGGCTTAGCGTGTCGAGTAAAACTGTAAACGATCAAACCGAATCGACAATATCCATCACCAACGGCACGACCATTTTAAACAGCGTTAAAGTAACCGGCACTACAGCCGAGCAGGCATCCAAAATAGCCGTTGACGCGGTTAACGGAATAACCCTTTCGGTAACAAACAGCGCTACGAGCGCCAGTTCCACAATCGCCATAAAAAGCGGTTTTACTACCATAAGTAGCGCAAAAATCGAGTTTACTGGGCTTGTAACTTTTGATAACCTTAAAGACGGCAAGACCGAAATCAGCGGCGACAATATCACAACCGGAAAGATATCAGCGGATAGAATTGATGTTGATAAAATTTGCGTGACTGATGTATATTCCAAAAACGGAACGAACAGAGTTGTTGTTATAGCGACTGATGGCAATTCCTCGCTTACCATTGGCGGGCCTGATAGCAATAGTGCCTCAAACGTTTCTAAAGTCTATATCAGGGCGCAGGATTCAATTCAGCTCGGAAGATATGTTTCAAACAGCTACAACTTACACATTGATATCAACGATAGAATAGTGCGATCTTATAGTGCTTCGAGTAGTTATCGCTGGAACTTAGGAACAGGCACATATCCCTTTGCCAGCATATATGCGGCTAAGCTTTGCATACACCCGGATAACAATACCAACGGCGAATACGGCATATTTATACACAATAACAGCATTTACAGCAACAGGGCAAATACGTACTGCGGTACAGATAATTGTCCGTGGGCACATGGATATTTTAACAGCCTGACAGCGAAAACGAGCTTGACGGCGGCAACCTCCGTACAGCTTGGAACCGCTGCAAACTCGACAGTCGGATTTTACGGCAGTACTCCCACAACCCGGCGCACTATATCCAAAATAATGAATACGTCAACCGCTACTACTTCACAGGTTGCAACGGTGCTAAATAATCTTATGACGGCGCTGCAAGCCTACGGACTTATAGGCTAAGTTTTAAGTGAAAGGAATGGTAAAAATGAAGTTAAAAAGCATCGTTGAAGCACTTCCAGCGCTTCAGAAGCTTGCAAGCGAAGACCTGACTATCAAAACCTTGTACAAAGTCAAGAAGCTTATGGAAAGACTTGATAAAGAAATCGAGTTTTACAACAGCGAGCGAAACAAGGCAATAGAACAGCTTTGCAAGCAGGAGAACGGCACGAAGTACATTATCCCGGATGAAAACCGCGAAGCGCTTAATAATCGCTTGCAGGAGCTATTAGACGTGACTGTAGAGCCTCCGATAGAGCCATTTGTGATTTTTACCGGTGAAAATATACGGCTGTCATACAAGGATTTAAAAGCGCTTGAGGGCATTGTAGAACTCTGCGACATCACCGAAGCACAGGAGGGATAATCATCATGGAATTACTTCAAAACATATCGCTTGACTTTGGCAAAGATACCGAGCCTATAACGGTGTTCGCAAAGCAGGGCGACGCTAAAACCCGATACATAGAGATATCACCGCTTAACAAGGGGCAGAAATACCCTCTTGAAGCCGGGATAACCGCCCGCCTGCACATAACAAAGCCCAACGGTAAAATCGTACTAAGTGATGCGGCTATAATGCCCGAGACCGGTACTATAAGAGCCGAGCTTACCAAGCAGGCGCTTGCAGTAGCGGGCATTGCAAGCGCTGAAATAGGGCTGTATAAAGGCAATGCGCTTTTAAGCTCCCAGGTTTTTTATATTCGTATCGAGAAAAGAGCATACTCGGATAATGCTTTGGAAAGTTCGGACGAATATAAATCACTTGTTGACGTCCTTGCAGAAGTAGACCCAGCAGTGAAAAAGGCTGAGGATGCCGCCTCCGCCGCCACCACTGCCGCCGAAACCGCCACCACCAAAGCCGCAGAAGCAGCAACCGCAGCAACAAACGCAGACAAGGCAGCCGAAAAAGCCAACACTTCGGCGACCGCCGCAGATAAAGCCACATCTGCCGCAG